TTCCAAGTACATAATCTAGACGAGTCTTTAACTCTTCATATGTCTTGAACTGGTCTGGTGCAACAATCTCTGCAAGTGAGAATTGTTTTTTCCAGAGTGATTCCATCGCATCATCATCGTCAAGTAAAGGACTTGGTGCTGCAAACTCGGAACTGTCATAATTCCTGTATCCTGCAACATTCTTTGCCTTTAACTTAAAGTTTGCACCTTGCCAGAAATCGAATGGATCGATTGCTTCCTCATCCTCAAACTCAGGTTGCATCGCTGCAGTAAGTTTGTCAAAGATTTTCTTTCCATACTTGTATAGAAATACTTTACCTTCATTCTCAGGATTCGCAGGGTCTTTTACAACATAGATGTTACTAACGTAAGTTAATTTACGTTTTTGTTTTCTTGCGGTTTCCTTTCCAGCATCAGTACCATTATTCCAGAGTAATGAGTTGTACTCAGAAACAGGGTCTTTCTGTCCTAGTGTAGTGAGTGAGTTCTCGATGAACCAACCACCAGGACCTTGGAATGCGTGTGAATATAGTTTTACAAATGGTAAATCTTCACCTTCGGGTGCAGGTAGGAATCTGATAACAGCATAACCGTTACCTCCTTTGTCTACATCTAACTTCCAGATACGGTCATCAGCGTTACCGCCCGTGTTGTTCATCTTCTCGACTTCTTTTACTAACTTTGCAGTAAGTGAGCCAAGTTTAGACTGTTTTTTTAGGTCTTTAAAAGACATTTGGATACCTCGGATAAATTGGATATTTGGATAATTGGATTATAACAGATTAATAATCAGTTGTCAATAGACTTTTTCAAATTCTCAATAGTATTTGACATACCAGAGAATAAAAGCAACATATCAGTTCCCTCTGGAAAACCCATGAGTTCTACTGATTTTTGTAAATGCTTCTTTAAGTCTTTTGCTTCTTGATCATCAGAGAGAGTAATACGAGTGTACATTACTCTTTGTCTCTCTAATAATTCAGTAAGTTTTTCAATGTGGTCAACTTTATCATCACGACTAAAAGTACCAAACTTCATTGCATTCTTGTAAATAGACATCTGCAATTCGTTTATCTCTTGTAGTTCTTCACGAACAATATCGGAATCAAAAAAATCACTCATTTACGATTTCCCGTAGTATTTTTTTAAAGTTGAATACATTAATATTTAGGAAAGGTTTATACTTCCTAATTTTCATACTGACGGTTTCCCATACAGGATCAAGCAGTTTTTCGTCAAATTTTTCTGAGAAAGAAAAAATAATGTCATAGATAACAAATGTTTCGAGTGAAATATCACCACCTAAAAATCTCTTTAATATGATAGGATGTCCACTCTTACACTCAAATAAACTATCAAGTTTATTTTCGTCAAATAATTTATTTGATTCTTCTTTGAATAAGTAGGAAATACTTTGCTGTCTTCTCATCCAATCTGCATAGGTTCTCTCACCAGAATTGATAATCTCACCTATCCATAAATTTTTAGGATTATCTGTAGTAACAAAGTTTGCAAGTAAAAAGTTTATTATTTCATCATCGGAGTACTTTCTCGATGTTTTTTCAAACCAATACTTATCTTTCCTTTTATTAAAGGATGTCATAGTTGCACGAGACTTACCACCATATCTAAAAAAGTCATACTTACGATTAGTAAAATGACTTTTCATCGAAAGATATGATTGATAGGTTTCAAATGGTGTCACTTTCATCTTCACTCACTTCAGTATCTAATTCTGTAATCGCATCAACAGGAACTTCTGCAGCTCCTATTCTATACCAGTGTTGATCAACACCAATACTATCAGGTCGTACACCTAAGTATTTTAAATCAGGAAAAGAATGCTCACGAAGCATCGCTTGCAATCTCCAGTGTATTAATTCAGTTTTAGAAGGCATTATAAAGGTAATTTTGCTCTTGATGTAGGTTTCATAAAGTTAAGTCTCGTTGCATCCCATTTCAATCTTTCCTTTAATGGTTTGGATATTAACTTCGATACTGATTCTACCTCAATATTGTTAGTTTCGCAATAGTAACATATTGCATCTATATAATTGAAATCTTGTTCTTCAGCAACAATTTTTTCAATTTCGATTGCAAATTTAGAAGGAGTCAAGAATTTATTCTCAATTGCCTGTTCTAGCTCTTTATTTGGTTCCATAGAGTTCCAGTTTATCTTGAATAAATTTGTTAATGTATTCTCCGAGGAGTTTGATATACTTTGCTTTGTTGTATTCTTCATAGACGATGCATTCTCCATTTTCACAGGACATAATAATTACTAATTTTTTAACAGAAATACCTGTTAATTCATATAACATACAACCGTATGCCATACACTGGACAAAATAATGTTCAATCCAGTCTTTTGGTTTTGGTTTTTTAGAAGTCTTAAAGTCGATTATTGCTAATTCATTGTTGTATTCAGCGATACAATCAACAGTTCCAGCAATTCCAAGTTGCTTACTATAGAGAGCACCCTCTAAAGCGTAAATATTATTTATGTTATTGATTTTTGCTTTAGCGACCTTAAACAGAAAACTCGATATCGGAGGAACCTTTGGTGCGTCCTCATGATTATATAGATGGTTTTCAGTAAGGGTGTGAAAGTCAGTTCCACGGGTGGTTGCTGCCTTTGTAATTTTGTCTGCCACCTCATTACCAACCCTTTTTCTCCAATCCAGAAATATCTGTTTATTGAAGTGACTCGTAATAGATGTGATTGAAACTAATTTAAGTAATTCATCTTCGTCAGGTACGTTATAATAACGCACACCATCAATAGTTTCTCTTGATAACTTAGGAAGATCAATATCTACATGATTAAACATTAAAGACCAGCTTCTAATTTTGCAATAATATATTCTTTGACAAGTCCTGAACGAACTATATCATCAATCCCAAACTCTATTATATCAAAGGATGGCATTTTACGCAAGATGTTAAGAAAATCGTGTATACCATTCTTATCATTTGTCTTGACTAAATCGGTTTGACTTGCATCACCACAAAAAATAATCTTGCTATTTTCACCTACACGAGTGATAATACTATCTAATTCATGGAAGTTTAAGTTCTGAAATTCATCAACTATGATAATAGCATTATCTAATGTTGTTCCACGAATAAACGATGTACTCCAGAATTTAATGCTATCCTGTGCCTTGAGATTACCATATAACATCTCAAAATCGGCATCAGAAGGCATCTGAAACATATATTTGACCATATTTTTATATGGTATTTGGTAAATATCTGCCTTATCTTCATGGTCACCTGGTAGAAAACCAATCTCACGGGTTGATACTAAAGAACGCACCAAATAAATTTTTTCATATGGTGTGCTTTCATCAAGAATATCAGAAAGTGCATTATATAATGTAATAAAGGTCTTTCCTGTTCCTGCTGTGCCATATGCAACCAAATGTTTTCCTGCAGAGTATGACTCAAAAAGTTTTTTCTGATTTTCAGTGATTGGTTCAATATTAATCAGATATGTATTACTTATAGGTTTCTTTCTCTTCATTTGTTTGGACGTATATCCAATACCAATTGGATTATCTCCATTGGTTTTCTTTTTTCTAGGCATTTTCCTAAAGTGTTTTTAAGTTAGGGTTTCTTGGAGCAGATTTTTTGACTTTCTTAAGTATCTCATTCCAACCAGGTGCTTTTTTTCTTAATTTATCCTTCCATTCACCCACCTCTCCAACACCTGGCATTGTTGATGGATCAGAATAATCACGAGTCCAGTCGGGATTGTCTTCCTTCCACTGATCCCATTCTGTGACGCTCATCACAACTTCTTTTTGTTCACCAGTTTTTGTATTTACTACAGGATAAGTTGCCATATTAATATAAAGTTATGTAAAGTTATTTAGACCCACTCCATTGCCTCTGCAACAGTTGGGAATTGTTCGGTAAAGATATTCTTGCAAGCATTTGCAATATCCATATGCTCTTTCTGTGTGCCATGACCAGAACGCAGTTCAATATAGTGTATCCAAGAACGAACACTACCTGACATATAAAGTCTTGTTGGTGTTGCTAACGGTAGAACAAATCTGGCACATTCCTTTGCAACTTTTGCATCTAACATTTGTTTATACAATTTCATACCATCTGCAAAATATTTTTGCATTTTGACTTCTAATTCTTGAACAAGCATCGGGTCTAAATCATCTGTTGAATTTTGACGATTTTTCTCATCTTGTTTACGAAGTTGTGGTAATGGTATTTTATCTCCTAATAAACTACTATCAGCATATCTTTGAGAAAACTCCTGATATGTAAAAGAACGATGTCTTAAAATTTGTGCTGCAAGACCTCTTGTTGTGTTAATTTCAAGTGTCATAAACGCTTGTTCAAATATTGACCAATGTTGATGTTTGATACAATATCTTAAAAGACCTGCATATTTTTCATTTTCCTGATTATTTGGATTACTGACACGAGCACAATATGCCATATGCTGTTCAGCATCAGGTGATACACTAATAAGTTTTACTTCCATTAACCAAATCCTTTTGATGTTTGTTCTTCAATTCTTGCCAATTCATCTTTGGCAACTTTTAATTGTTCTTTAATCAGTTTAACTTGATCATCATCAAAGAGTTCTCTCTTCTTTAATAATCGTTCAAGTAATTTGATTAATTTTCTTGCTCTAGTCTGGGTAGCCATCGTCATCATCATGTAGTTCATCATAATCACTAACTTGCTCAAAGGCATGTGAGTTTTTATATGAGTCAACATCAGAATAAATTTCTGCTTTTATAGCGTCTACTGATAATTCTAGTTGACGAACTAATAGTTTAAGTTTTTCTTTGTCCATAAAACTATTCTTTCATCTAATTATAACATAAAAAAAGGAGAGTTGCAACTCTCTTAATTTATTATAAAGTTTTTTTACTCAATTGCAAAAATGGTAGCTACAATAACAATTCTCCTATCTTTTTTTGGTGCCTCAAGGTAATGTTTTCCTGAGAATAAAATAACATCATCCTCCGATGGATTATGCTCATCCTCACCAACAAAAGTTCTACCACCACTATTAGTCAGATAAGCTAAAAAATTCACATGCGGGAAATGATGATCAACATGTGGATTTGTAAATTGATTCCCTTGCATGGGTAATATACAATTTGCATTTAATCTTAAAAAAAAGTAAGTGCTTCGATCAAATTTATTTTCATCTAAAATTTCACTTACAACATTTAATGCTAATGAAAAATATTTTGAATTTGGTTTTGAATATCCATACTCCTCTGGTCTAGTTAAAAAACTATGCCCAAATTGATAAATGTTTTGATGTCCATCAAAATTATATCCATGATTAGTGGTATTTTCATTATAATACCAAGAAAAATAATCACTTAAAATTATTTCTTTTAATTTTTTGTAAGACTCAGTTTTTGAATTTTGTAGAAGTTGTATCATAAAACTAGTCTTTCAACCAATATAGCATAAAAAAAGGAGGGTTGCAACCCTCCTGATTTGTTAACTACAAGGTGATGCCTTGCTTTTAACTTTTAGTCCACGATACATTAAATCGTGTCTGTCACGCTTAGTTGCTTCTTCAACAACTTTTGCGTTGTACTCTTCAGTGTCGTATTCGACACCACGGTAAGTAACTGTTGCCATTTGCTTGTCCTCAGTAGTAGGGTTTTTAATCCCGTTCCTTCAGTCGGCTTTTGCGTCCCTTACGGGATGAACGATTCCGTTCCGAGTCGGCTTACTTGCGTCCCTTACGGGATGAACGTGTGTTAATACTAACACATTCATACTATATAGTCAAGTAAGAATGTAACAATCACTACAAAATCCCTACAGGTCAAAATTTTGGCGGGATTTTTTTTCGACTATTTTTGAAACTACTTCCGTTTTTTCTTTTTGGGTGATGTTCCACCCTGATAACCCCAAAGATTAGGTTTGATATTACCCAATCCATAATCAATACGTTTTACATTAGTGAACTTATCATAATACATATCAAACAACTTAACTCTTGTACCCCTAACTAAGTCTTGATGTTCTTTACCATCAACAGTGTAAGTTATAATAGATGCATCGGTTGGTGCTTCTCTAGTTTGAACATCAGCAGGTGAACCATTTTCTACAAGTATTTCACATCCATACTTCTCTTTTAATGATTCTTTTTCAGTTGTAGTCCAAAAAGTTTCTTTCTTTTCTGGTTTCTCTGGTTTCTCTGGTTTTTCTAATTGAGATGTTTGACCTAATGGTTTACTCACGAACGGTTCCCCCATACTATTTGTGGATAAGCTGCACCTGCAACTTCTTTTGTAATTTTATACTTATCAGTTAATTTTTTATCTTTTACTAATATTAATATTTCTGCCTCTAGTGGATGTAACCCCTCAAGAATATTAATAAACATAGTTTCTCTACGAAGACTACTTAAACTATCATTACCACCTCTCAAAAAGTTATAAAACTTTGAGTATTCTTTACGAATAGATGCCTTACCTTGATCTTGAGAACCAAGAGAATTACTACCCATTTCACCCATTTTATCAACAGCATCATTAATTTTATCAGATAAAGTACCTGTTACACTATTATCTTCTCTAGTGTTTCCATAAGGAACATCACCTTCTGGTAAAGCAGAGATAATAGATTCGTCAAAATTCCAAATTAATAATGCCATGATAGAGTCATGTGCATATCTTTGAAGAACCTCAATCTTCTTTGCCTTTGTTCTTTGTTTTGATGCTGCATCAAATACTTCAAATGCAAAAGGAATTTTTGGCAAATTTGGAATTGCTGTTGTTTTTGCTTTTACTGTTTTTGTTTTAGTCGTCTTCTTCTTCGTCGTTGTTGTCATAATTTTCAAATCGGAATGCTACAATTTCGTCAGGAACAATATTACCATTTGCATCATACATCTCTGGATGTATTTTTGCAACTTCATGATAATTCATCAAGTAATCTCTCGCAACCCATCCTCCTATAACACCTACAATTAGGAATAATATTAAGAGGAACGAAGCGAATACGATGCTTACTGCTAACATAATTCTCCTGAGATTATTTTTTTGAGTTTACATCCACATAAAAATCAAAGTGAATGTTAATGTTTTTGTTAAAAAATGAAATCATCTTATCTAACAACAGACGAAATGATTTAGGTTTCTTTCTTTTACCTCCTGAGAGTATCAACTCAAAACCACGATCCATGTGGTAGGTCGATTTATTTATATCGTCACTAGACGATTTGGTTTTCTTTGAGGTATTCGATTGTGTCAACACATCCCCCTAATTTTTTACCATCGACTGAGACTTGAGGAAAGGTAGAACCTTCACCAAATTCTTCATAGAAGGATTTTTTGTCAAAGTCTTCATTTAAATTATACACCACATAGCTCAGTTTTGTCAAGTCTAAAACTTCTTTTATTTTTTCACAGTAAGGACAACCATCCTTGGAGTAGACTGCAAAATTCATACGTACTCTTAAATAATGATTTATAAATTTAATGATTTCTTATTATAGCAATTTATGTGGATTTGTCTACTTGTTATTTTTTTATACTGCAATTCGATATCCACCAAAGAAAACTCTGTTAGGTTCTGTTGCTTCAGTTGTACCTTCGTTATGATATATTTTTGCACGGAGTGTATCACCCTCAGCTAATGTAAATAATTGTGTCATCGTGCCACTTGGTACAATAATGTTACCTCCTTCATCAATACATCTTTGTTCGGCAAAAATACTAGGATTTGCATCATTTTTACTTAATCCAACACGAACAATATCAGAATCTTGGATATCATCAATGCCTCCTCCAGCATAACAAATATAAACACCTGCCTGTCCCGCTTGTACTGTAAAAACACCAGTCGATTCATCCCACCCACCATTATTCATACTTGGATTAACAACACTATTTCCAAGATTTATAAGTGTAGTCCAAGTAGCGGTAGTAATATTATGAGCAGTATCTTGACTTCCAAACCAACAAGGAACATTAATATTACCTTGAACATATCCAGTTGAAGGTATTGACATTCTTTCCGTGAAAGTACTCGTAGATTTATTCCAGTGTCCCATCTGAAGGTTTTCATCATGGTCAACACATATATCTCCCTCAGTTGAACTAGCTCCATTAAGTAAGATTAAAGGACCAGTACTACCTATATCAGAAACCTCAAGTGTAGCTGATGGAATTTCTGTATTAATTCCAACATTTCCTGCACTCGTAATACGAAGTCTTTCAGTTCTACTACCAGAACCAGTAGGACTTGTTTCAAACACAAGATCAGTAGGTATTTGATCTCCAGCTACAGTTCCATTTACAATTGCTTTTATATTTGCAGTGAAATTCTCTATGTCTGTTCCATCAGCACCACAAAATTTTATATTTCCTAATATATCGCCATCTGCTACCGTAGTGACTGCACCAGTAGATGTTCCTCTTGTTTTTGTAAAAGATAAGTTAGGACCTCCTGTACTGGCCTGATTATTGATTAATGACACTGAAGAAGTATTTACAGTTGTTCCCTCGATTTGTAGATGAGAATTTGCAGTTGCACTACCTACATTTCTTAACGTGCTACTTCCAATTAAAATTTTACCACTTGAGTTGATGCGAAGTTTTTCACTACCACCAGTTCTAAATGACATATGATTTGGGTCACTGCCAGCATGATAATATCTAATAGCACCGACATCTACATCATCAACATCTCCCATATGTAATCCAGAATATGAATCATTAGGTGCAATAATTTCTAATCTTGCAGAAGTACTGGCATCTGTGGATTGAATTCTTGCAACTGCACTTCCTCTTGATATATGTACTGGTTGTGCTGGAGTATCAGTTCCGATGCCAACCAGACCTGTAGATGTGATGCGAAGTCTTTCACTACCACTAGTTTCTGCTGTAATTGTATCAGTAGCAGGGAATCTTATTGCAGTATTTGTATCCCCAGTATGAACTATCTTATCATCGACGCTTAATGTTGTTGATGTAGTGACTCCAGATATAATTAATCCAAGAGAAGCAGTGGGTGCACCGTCTGCTAATCTATTTGTGATAAAATTTGATCTTACTCTTGACATATTACTTTTCGATTATTTATCCCATTAACATCACGCAAAAATTACCACGATTGACACTTGCATCAGAAGAACCAATATTATCAAAAGCACATTCGACGTAATCATTTGCACTTAGACTTACAAGAAGAACATTATTGGCAGTGTATTCACTATTATTAGAAACTCTACCAAAGTTAAATACAGGTTCTGCTCCACTATTAGCGGATGGATATTCGCTTCCATTTCTCAAGAGAACTAATTCAATACCATCATTTTCATCTGAAAGTGTACAAGTTCCTGATACCATAAATGATACAAAATATATTCCAGTGGTAGGAACTTGTATTCTAGCGTTATTTTGGGATATTGTCATTCCACGGTTAAAATGAACATGATCAAAATGTAACGGATCCAAATTATCACCAGCAGCATTAGCAGCACCACCACTTGGACCTGTACACTGAAAAACCATAGCAGCAGGATTGTCAGGTTTTGTTATAGCACCATTTGAGTGAATTCTCATCCGTTCTGCTGCATTAACAGAAATATTCAAAAAATCACTATTATGATTATATCTTATCTGACCAGCATTAACATCACCACTATCTCCAAAGTAAATATAATTATTTGCAGTTGTTCCAGCGATTGAAAATCGCATTACTGTATCATTAGATGTACCTGTATCAGGATTATGAAGTCTAATCTGTGCATCAGTAACACCACTACGTCTCCATATGTCTAATTCATAATTATTTGGTGTAGATTGGTTAATACCAATTCTACCATCTGGTGTGATGCGAATTCTTTCTACTGCATTTGTATATCCATTTGTTGATCCAGTTTTTAAACTAATACCACCATCAGAGACAACAGAATTTGATATTGTTAATTGATTATTTAATTGTTCAATGGCTGATTCTTCTACTCCACCATCTTGTTTAAATATTATTCTTGGATTATCACTTTCATCATTGTCATCAGTATCTGATTCAATTATTAATTGGCAATCACCAGATGTTCCAGATGAAATATGTAAATTACCTGTTGGATTAGTAGTTCCGATACCAACTTTACCATCTGATGTGATGCGAATTCTTTCACTACCAGCAGTTTCTGCTGTAATTGTATCAACAGCAGGAAATTTTATCTTTGTATCAGAATCACCATAATGAACTATACTTTCATCAATCGCTACATTTCCTACTACACGTAATCCGTTTGAGTAAGTCTCAGTTTTTAGAGAACTAGAATAATATAATTCTGTTTTTCCATTTACAATTCCTCTTACTAACTTATTACCATTGTCTGCTTCTAATATTA